CGTAGAGAGTAATACAGTATGTTTGGCTTTACCCCACTAGCTACAACACCTTTAGCTGCATCTCAGGCTGGTATATCTGCTGTTGTAGCTCTGGCGTCTGTACTATCTACGGGTAGCATAACAGCTACAACTGTTAATGTATCTGAACTACTAGCGTCTGTATCAGCTACAGGTACGGTAGGTAATCTAACACTAAACCCTGATGAGGTCACAAACTCTGTTGGTGCTACAGTATCTGTTGGTACAGTACAGGTTAACCTCTCTGAACTACTCTCCAGTGTATCCGCTACAGGAAGTGTAGCTACTGTAGGGTATGATGCTAAAGGTAATCATACACTTGCTTCAGTATCAGGTTCAACTGCTTTAGAGCCTGTTAGTGCAGGTGGCTTTGAGATTGATATTAGTGAGAACCTTCTTTCTGTATCGGCTACGGGTTTTGCAGGTAGTTTAACTACACATATCTCAGAGCTTCTAGATAGCGCTTCTGCTACAGGTAGTGTTACTGCTATCATACCACACGCTGACTCCTTACAGTCCATAGTCGGTGTTTCAGCACAGGGTACTGTGGAACCTACCAGCCTAGACTCTTTTGAGATTGACGTATCAGAGTCCTTGCTTTCTGTAGTAGCAACTGCTACAATCAACCCTGTAATAGTAAATGTAGTAGAGCGACTAGAAGACGTAGTAGGTACAACTGCGGTATCAGCTGTTACAGTTATTGCTATCAACTTCCCCTTTGAGGCAGATGCTTACAGTAGAGACAGGACGTTATACACCAATCCTCAACCCTTAAATCACGTTGTACATATAGCAGAAGATAACAGAACAATAGTTATAGACGCTGTATTCTCAGCAAGCAGAACAGTAAATATTGCAGCCTAAAGGATAGCCTATGTCATATAAGTGGCCTGATAAAGATAAAGATGAGTTACTTGATTACAGCATAGACTGGTCTCGTTTCTTGAGTGGTGATGCTGTTTCTGGCGTTACTTGGTATATTGATGACGCAGTAGGTGTTAAAACAGAAGTGAACAATACAGATTTTGTAGATGGGCTACAATTTGTACAGGCTACTAACACTACAACTGTGGCTACTATTCGCTTGAGTTTAGGTACAAATAATAAACGTTACAGAATTACGTGTAAGATAACCACAATAGGCGGATTACAGTATGAGCGCAGCGTATTTCTGCGTGTCAAGGAGAAGTAAGAATGGCATACGACTACATTAGCCTAGTTAACGATATTAACCGCCGCCTTAATGAAGTAGAACTTACGAGTGCTAACTTCCCTGCAGCTACAGGCTACTACAGTTTTGCTAAGGATGCTGTTAACGCAGCTATTCGCCATGTCAATCAGGAAGAGTTTGAGTGGCCTTGGAACCATGTAGAAGAAACAGAAGTACTTCTTCCTGGTGAAGTACGTTATAGTATGCCTTATGATAGTAAAACTATTAACATGAACACCTTCCGCATCAAGCGTGATGATGATCTTAATGTTAGTACAGTCAAACTAAAAGTACTAACATACGAAGAATGGCTTGACAAGTATGCAGATACTGAGTATAACTCTACCACAAGCATAAGAAATACACCAACGCATGTTGTACGTACACCTAGTAGAGAGTTGATCTTTTACCCTACTCCCGATAAAGAGTATGAAGTAGTGTATGAGTACTTCCGTACAGGCTACGATCTAGAGCTTTCTACAGATGTACCTACACTCCCTGAGCAATACCGTTATACCATCGTTGATGGCGCTATGTATTACGTTTATCAGTTCCGTGGTGACATGCAGGCAGCACAATTAGCACTACAAAAGTTTGAGCAAGGCATTAAACAATTACGTAGCTTACACATTAATCGCACTGAATACCTGCGAGACACGAGAGTATATTACTAATGGCTACACAGTGGCAGACATTCCCTATTGAGTTTAGAGGTGGTCTCATCTCTAACCTTAGCCCTCTACAACAGGGTAGTAATGCTGTGGGTTCTGCTACTATCTTGCAGAACTTTGAGTCTAGCAAAGAGGGTGGCTACTCTAAGATCAAAGGTTTTGAGAAGTTCAGCACTACAGCTGTACCTGGGTCTGGCCCTATACTAGCGCTTAAAGTAATAAGCTCTGGGCGTATTGTTGTAGCTAGACAGAACGGTTCTAACGTAACAGAGTACTACTACGGCACAGGTACTACGTGGACATCCATGGGTGCAAGACCTTTGCTTGGTGGTAAGGCTAAGCATGTTCTATATAACCTAGACGGTGACGATAAAGTTATCTTTGTAGATAGTAATAACTACCCTGCTACGTACAACACATCAGGCAATACTCTCACAGCTATTACAGGCAGCACAGACGTACTAGGTGCAGAGAATGTAGCAGTGTTTAAGGATACAGCATTCTACGCTAAGGGTAACAACCTATACTTTACTGCACCCTTTACTGTAGATGACTTTAGTGCAGCTAATGGCGCTGGATCTATCAACGTAGCTAATGAGATAACAGGTCTAGCTGTCTTCCGTGACCAGCTCATAGTATTTACTACTGACAGCATTAAACGCATAACAGGTAACACCGCAGCAGACTTTCAGGTATCACCTATTACAGACCGTATTGGTTGTGTTAATGGTGACACTATTCAGGAAGTTGGTGGTGACATTATGTACCTTGCTCCTGATGGTATCCGCTTGCTGAGTGCTACGGATCGTATTGGTGACTTTGGTTTGGATATTGCTTCTGATCCTATCGCTAAGGATGCTACCACGTTCCTTGGCAGTACGCCTAACTTCTGTTCTGTACTTATGCGAGAGAAAGCTCAGTATCGTATCTTTGCTTACATTGAGTCAGAACAACATGAAGCAGCTAAAGGCTTAATAGCTACTAAGTTTGTGTCACAGGGTGCATCTGGTATTAGCTGGTCTACAACTAAGGGGATAAAAGCTTTTGTAGCAGACAGTAGATACACAGATACAGCTGAGACTATTGCTTTTGCTAATACAGATGGATACGTGTATGAGTTAGATACAGGATCAAGCTTTGATGGGCTACCTATTGAGGCTATCTACGAGTCACCCTATATGCCTCTGTCTGATCCTCAGATGCGTAAGTCATTCTACAAGATGACATTATATGCAGAACCTACTGGCAGTATGTCTCTGGATCTTAACGTTAAGTATGACTTTGGTTCATCTACAAACACAGGTGTTATACAACCCGCTACACAGAGCGTAGAAAGTACGGGTACATCTGTATTCATATTTGGGGAATCTAACTCTGTGTTTAACACATCTACATACGGCGGTCAGTTAGACAAGATCTACAACACAAATATTATTGGCTCAGGTAAGACTATAGCTATCCGTATTGAAGACAATTCTACAAACCCTACATTCACTCTAGACACAGCCCTGCTAGAGTTTAGACAGAACGATAGACAGTAAGGACTAAAACATGGCAGGTTATACACGTCAGGATACAGCAAACAACATTGCTAACGGTAACGTTATTGATGCGGATGACTTTGATGCTGAGTACAATGCCATTGAGGCAGGGTTTAACGCATCTACTGGTCACGCTCATGACGGTACTGCAGGTGAAGGTGCGCCTATCACTAAGGTAGGCCCAGCGCAAGATCTTATCGTTTCAGGTACAGCTCTTACGCCTAAGACTACTAACACTCTGGACTTAGGTACAGCCTCTGTACAATATAAGAATGCTTGGTTTGATGGCACTGTAGACACAGATGCCTTAACTGTATCAGCGAATGCTACAGTAGGTGGTACTCTTGGTGTTACAGGTATTATAACAGCTACAAATGGTGTCACGGGTAACATCACAGGTAATGTAACAGGTAACGTCACGGGTAATGTAACAGGTACAGTATCTGACGTATCTAACCATGACACAGATGACATCAGTGAAGGCTCAACTAACCAGTACTTTACTACTGATCGTGCTAGATCTTCTGTGTCAGCTACGGGTAGCCTTAGCTACAACTCAGGTACAGGCGTTATTAGTTTTACACAAGGTAATACAGACACTGTAGCAGAGGGCACAACTAACCTATACTACACAGATGCACGTGCTACTGCAGCAGCTAAGGCTGCTATTAGTGTCACTGACGCTGGTGGTGACGGTAGCTTAACTTACTCTGCTGGCGCTATTACATACACTGGCCCTAGTGCTGCTGAAACACGTGCTCACTTTAGTGGTGGTACAGGCGTAAGCATTACAGATGGTGTTGTAGCTATAGGTCAGGCTGTAGGTACTACATCTAATGTTACGTTTAACAACACTGTAGTTAATGGCAACCTAACAGTAAACGGCACTACTACCACCGTAAACACTGAGACACTCAATCTTGCAGATAACCAGATTGTTCTCAACTCTAATGAGACAGGTACACCTACACAGAATGGTGGCATTGAGATTGAGCGCGGTACAGCTACTAACAAAACACTTGTGTGGAACGAAGCAGACGATAAGTGGACTGTAGGCAGTGAGACATTTGTAGCTGGTACTTTTGAGGGTGCTTTATCAGGTAATGCCAGTACAGCCACTACACTACAAACAGCCCGTACTATCGGTGGGGTATCCTTCAACGGCTCTTCTAACATTAACTTACCAGGTGTAAATACAGCAGGTAATCAGAATACCTCTGGTAATGCCGCTACAGCTACAGCACTAGAAACTGCCCGTACTATAAGTCTCGCAGGAGATGTAACAGGTTCTGTTTCTTTTGATGGTACTTCTGACGTAAGCATAACTACTACTTTAGACTTAGGTGACTGGACTGTGACTGAGAGTGCTGGTGTACTGTACTTCGCTACTGGCGGTACAAACAAGATGAAACTAGACGCCTCAGGTAACTTAGTCGTAACAGGTGATGTAACAGCTTACGGAACAGTTTAATGGCACTACAAACCTCAGGCGCAATAGCCTTATCTAACATACAATCAGAGTTTGGTGGGGCTAACCCTATCAGCCTCTCTGAGTATTACCGTAATGGTGCTTACGTTCCACCAGGTGCAACAGGTATTCCTACGTCTGGTGCTATAGACATCAGTGACTTCTACGGTGCTGACAACCAGTTTGCCTTTAACATCACCAGCGATACTGCAAACGCTGACATACGAGCACTAGCTATTGCCGCTGGTTGGGATGAAGCTACACGTCTGATTGCTAATGTTAATGCAGGCGTAACTCTGTATTACGGTGCTAGTTTGGCAGGCAGTTTCCCTAGCGGTGTTAGCCTTATAAACAGCGGTAACATTACGGGTGTCGGTGGTGGCGGGGGCGGTGGTGCAGGTGGGACTGCCTTAAACATTACAACATCTGACACAGTAGACATCACCAATAACTCTGGTGCCTTTATTGCAGGCGGTGGTGGCGGGGGCGGTGGTTCTCAAGGCGGTGGCGGTGCTGGTCAATCTCTGCCAGGTCAAGCTGGTGCTGCTGGTGGTTTCTACACCTTCTCTAAGTTTTTAAGTGCTTTTGTTTCACCCTACGGATGCTCAGAGGGCGGCGTAATGTCAGGCACCATTAGTTGTACTGCGACAAATGCTTCTAACACACGTGCGGCAGGCGGTCAGCAGGGAGCATATGCTGGGTCTGGCACTGGTTTCGGGGGTAGCTGTACAGGTACTGGTACATTGACTAACCCCTACGGGTGTCCACCTCAGTCGTACTCTGCAGGACTTACGGGTGTTGGTGCGCCTAACCCAGGAGGCCAAGGTGGTTCTATTCTGTCTGCTACTCAGAACCAAACCATTAGTGGCGGCGGCTGGGGATTAGCTGGTGCTGATGGGGGTGGTGCAGGTGGGGCAGCTATCTCAGGCACATATGCTTCACTTACAGATAACGGAACAATTTATGGATCGGTCTAAGGATGAAGCTTTAGTTGAGACAGAAACCGTTACTGACCCAGATGGCGAAGAAGTAATCGTAACGCACTACAAGTACCATCCCACACGTATCCTAGAGATGTCTAAGAAGAGAATGGTTATCTGTAATAATTGTGATCATCTAAGTGGGATTAAGACGTGTGGTCTTTGCAAGTGCTTTATGCCAGCTAAAACAGCCATACCCTTTGCAGCCTGCCCTGATGGTAAATGGGAAGAAGAAGTATAATGACATCTATAAACTTGACACCAGACGAGCTAGAAGCTATGCTAGACAGGGCTGCAAGACGTGGAGCTAAGCAGGCTTTGTCAGCTATAGGTTTGCACGATGACAGTGCAGCCAAAGACATCAACGAAATGCGAGACCTATTAGAGGTGTGGCGTGATACACGTAAAGGTATCTGGACTACATTTGTAAAGGTAACAACAATCGCAATTATAACATTCATAGCTGGTGCAGTATGGATGCAGTTAGGGAATAAGTAATTATGGCTAAGAAGTTTGCAGGGTTCACACCAGAACAGATGGGTAAGATTATACCTGAAATGCAGGGTATGCAGGCTGATGAACAAGCTGCTTACTTAGCGTCACAGCCTGGTGCTGCTGCTCGTGTAGGTAAGATGGCAGAGGTAGCGCAGAAGCGTATTGGTATGGCTTATGGTGGCATGGCTACTAAGAAAGGCTATGCAGTAGGCGGTTTTGCAGATCAGAATCTAATTGATGGACCGCAAGTTGGCAAACCAGAAATTTATGACTTTTCGGTTGCACAACCAACCACTATGCCTGTGGTTAGAGGTGGGGATCAGCCTCTTCCCGCACCCATGCCTACCGCAACTTTTGATCAAGATGAAGTTTTACGAAGACTTGGTAAACCAGTTAGTCCCGCACTACGAGACTTGGATACAGCTAAGTCTGAAGTAATGGCATCAAACAAAGCTCTGCAGGATGCACTTGCTGCACAAAAAGCTAACCCTGAAGATAAAGCTCTAGTAGACGCCGTGACTAAGGCACAGACTGAATTAAACGCAGCTGGTGGCAGGCTTACTCAAGCACAGAACCTATATAAAGTTGCAGGTATGCCCAGTGCTACAGAGATTAAAGGTACAGCTGCTACAGACCCATCTAGGCTGGTAACTAAAGCAGATACAGCTACAGTGTCAGCCACGGATAAGGCTGCTGGTGAGATTGACCCTACTACAGGGCAGCTTACTGGTGATGCAGCTACTGCAGCCTTAACTAAGGCAGGTATTGCTCCTGAGGTTACAGCACCAGTAGAAAAAGAGGCTGCTGTCTATGAGCCTGTAGAAGCTACTGCAGGTGTCGGCGTTGTAATGGATCGCCTTACTGCAGCAACAGGTAAACCTAGTGAAGAAGCTCTTGCTGAAGCTGCTCAGATGTCACCAGAAGATTTAGCCTCTTTAGGTCTATCTGTAGAGCAGATCCAAAAAGCTCGTACAGTTATAGCTCCTGACGCACGTGTCGTACAAGAAGGTGAGATGATTGAAGGCTCTACTGTTGACATGGAACGTGTCAAGAAAGAGACTAACTTTGAAGCTGCTACAGGCGCTCCTTCTACAGATGCTACAGTACAGGGTCAGCTTACTGGCTTGATGGAGCAGTTTGAGGGTAGTGAGCCTCCTGCATGGGCAGCTGGTGCTATGCGTAATGCTGCTGCACAGATGGCTGCACGTGGGCTGTCTGCTTCCTCTATGGCTGGTCAGGCTATGATACAGTCAGCTATGGAGAGTGCGCTTCCTATTGCGCAGATTGACTCTGCTACCTTTGCTAAGTTTGAAGCCCAGAACCTGAGCAATAAGCAACAGGCTGCTATGTTTGCTGCAGAGAAACGTGCTGAGTTTCTTGGGTTAGAGTTTAACCAAGAGTTTCAAACTCGTGTATCTAATGCTGCTAAGATCTCAGACATTGCCAACATTAACTTTACTGCAGATCAACAGATCGCACTAGAGAATGCTCGTATGGCACAGACTGTAGACCTTACTAACTTAAATGCTACTAATGCTAAGATTATGGCTGATGCGGCTGCTCTTAATAACGTAGACATCACTAACCTAAACAACCGCCAGTCCTCTGCAGTACAAAACGCTCAAGCATTTCTACAGATGGACATGACTAACCTAGCTAACGAGCAGCAGACATCTGTATTCAAGGCTCAACAGCTTGCTAATACATTGCTATCAGATACAGCAGCAGCGAACGCATCTAAGCAGTTTAACGCTACAAGTCAGAACCAGACAGACCAGTTCTTCTCTAGTCTTGCTGCTAACGTTGCTCTGCATAACAATGAGCAGCTCAATGGCATGAACCGTTTTAATGCTGGTGAGGCTAACTCTATTGACCAGTTCAATGCTACTGCCAGAGAAGCACGTAACCAGTTCAACTCTACAAACGCTCTAGTTATTGCACAGGCTAACGCTGCATGGTCTCAGGCTATCACTACTGCAGCCACTGCAGCACAGAACCAGAATAACCGTGATGCAGCTATGTCATCTAACGAGTTCACTATGGCAGCATACAATGCTATTGTACAGGAAGAGCGTGACTTAGTTAGCTTTGTATTTAATGCAGCACAGAAACAACTGGATCGTGATGCAAGTATTACACTTCAGTCTTTGCAGAATGAATCCCAGAGACTTACTGACCAAGCTAACATTGATGTAGCTGGCGGTACAGGTGTGGGTACGATTATAGGCGCTCTAGGCCCAACCATTCTTAAAGGTGTATTTGGGTGGAGTTAAAAGCTCACTATTTTATAACAGCAGGAATAATACTAATGACAAGTCTAACAGGCGGAAATGCCGCAGCCAACGACATCAGAAAACTCATGGAGCAGATCATAGCTGAGCGTGATGCTAAGTTTGCACCTAAACAAGAGGGCGGCGGGGTAGCTGGAGGCGGTATGTTTGATAAACCTGAAGTAAAAGCTAATGATGGTGACGTAATCACAGACCTGCTGGGTTATCTTGAGCAGAAGCGTACAGAAGTATTGGACTCGTATCAGTCTAAGGTTATGCGTGGATCAACTAAGCCCTTACCTAAACCTGAAGATATAGACGTGTCTAGCTTTCTGTCAGAAGCAGGATTGTCTTCACAGCCTGAACCGCTGACTTTTACCAGTGATACGGCTCCTGCGTTAGGTGAGCCGTCTTGGTCGCAGGTAGCAGACAACGTATTTCTTGACCCCTCTAAAGAACCTGCAAAGCCTACGTTATCTGAAGGATTGCTCTCACGTGAAGACAAACCCGTAGAAGAATTAACAGATGATGAAAAGTTTTTACGAACAGGTAAGCTGCCTAAGGAAGGTCTTATGAGTCCTCCAGCTACAGATGATGATATGGGTTTACCTGATGACGATAACTATATGGGTGTTCTGGATGATGGGGCTACTCAAGATTTACTTGATAGAATAGCTATTGGAGAAGGGGCAGATCCTAGAAAACTTAAAGCCCAAGATAAGTATGGTATAGGGTCTACCGAGTATGACATGGTTTACGGTTATGGAAGTGTTTTAGCACCAGATAAACCTGTAACAGAGATGACAATGAAAGAACTTGAAACCTACCAAAGAAAGCTAATCAACGCAACAAAAGGTAAAGTAAAAGGTACAAAGAAAGGAACGAGTGCTGTAGGTAAGTACCAAGTAATAAAAACTTCTCTTTTTGGTGCAAATGGCACAGCAGAAAAACCACAGAAAAACTCTTGGGCAGATAAACTAGGGCTTACGGCTGATACTATCTACACCCCAGCAATACAAGAGAAGATAGGTTTATTAGCACTAAAGGAAGCAGGGTATAATTCTTATATCAACGGCAAGAGAAGTCAGGACTCCTTTCAAAATAAAATAGCTAACATATGGGCCTCTGTAGCAAAAGCAGATGGTACTGATAAGTATGGTCAGGGTATTCATACGGTAAAGAAAGATCTAGAGCCTATGTTTAAAGCTTTAGCACCTATTAAAACAGAAGATACAGCAGTAGCTACTTCCTTGAGACCCAAGGCTAGACCCTAATGTTTGGCCTACCCCTAGAACTTATCACAATGCTGTTCTCTACCGTGTTAGGTGGAGTTATGTCTATGATAGGGCAGAACGCTAAGAATAAAGCAGAGCAACAGAAGCTACTCATTGGTGGTGTAACTGAAGCACGTAACGCTGGTAAGACTGACAAGCACTTCGCATGGACACGCAGGCTTATTGCTCTATCTGCAATCTTCTCAATTATAGTCTTGCCAAAGGCTGTCGCTGTATGGTATCCTGAGGTAAGCGTTATCGTAGGCTATACAGAAGTACATGGCGGTTTATTCAACTGGATCTTTGGCGGTGATGGCACAGTAAAGTGGCAGGCTGCTAGAGGCTTCGTTATCACACCCCTAGACACACACATCGTTTCCGCCATTGTAGGTTTATACTTTGGCGCAGGTTTCACTAAGTAAGGTATATTATAATGGCTGCAACTACACTCTTTGATGGCCCTATCCCAGGTCAGTCTTTAACAGACGAACCCAAGAACGCTCCATGGGAAAATCCTCCTATGTATGCAGATCCTATGGATGCTCTTGAGCATTATCTAAAGAAGCTGGGTGATGTAGATGCACAGGGCGAAGTTCTAACTATGCTTGACTTGGGTATTCCCGTAAGCGTTGTAGTTGACTCTATGTTATCTAGTGGTATTATGGATGGCATTCACTCTGTAGATGTAAAGCTACTGCTAAAGCCTCTCATGATTATTAACCTGACAGCTATCGCTGATGCAGCAGGGCTTGACTATAAGAATACCATGGACGATTACCGTGATAAGGATGCAGAGGCTAAGAAGCAACGTATGGAAATTCTTGCTGCTAAACTGCAGGCTAAACTAGTGCAGGGTAAGAAGGCAACACCAAACGATCCAGGTGTAGAAATACAGGAAGATGTAGTAGAAGAACTTACTGCAGATGACATGGATACAGAAGAAACAATGACTGAAGAAGCACCTGCTCCTACAGGTCTCATGGCGAAGGAAGTTTAATCATGGCATGGAGTGCATTTGCAGCAGGGTTTAGTAAGGGCTTTGGTACGGAGCTGTCTGAAGGTATTAAAGAACGCCGTAAGGAACAAAACAAATACGTAGATAATATGATGGATACAGCTAAGGCTTGGCAACCCAAGTTCCTTAAAGCTAATGCTGATGTAGACGCTGACCTTGAGTTGATGAAGGTTATGAACACTGAGTTCAATATTTCAGAAGCAGAGTTTGTAGCCCTCGCTCAGAACTACGATATGAATGACATTTATACTAAGAGCGTAGAAGCTAGAGAAGCATTTAAGAAGGTTGGTCTTGACCCTAATGCTGTGAACCGTGATACTTTACTTACAGGTCTATCTCTGCCAAAAGACTTCTCTCTACCTGAGGGTATGACAGCTACAGATGCTATGCGTCAAATCCACCTGGGTTATGCAAAGAACTTGGCTGCAGATCCTAATAACAAGAGTGATGCACACCAGCAAAGTTCCTTCGCTAAGGCAGTAGCAGGGGTACTAATGTTAGACCCACGTTCTTCTGCTGAGAAGATTGCTAATCAGATGCAGGTGATGGGTACATCTGTAGAAGATCTTAATATGTTTGCTGCACAAGGTGGTGTTAAGGGTAAGCCTCTAGACAACGTAACTCGTACTGGTGCTTTTGTACTGCCTAACACAGACTACACATCTGGATCTTTCAATACAACGCTAAGCGACTCTAGGAGAAGTCTCTATCGCACTATGCTGGACTTAACTGATCCAACTGCAACAGTGACTGATGCAAATTCAGCAGCCATACGGCTGGCTATAGGAGAGTCTAACAGTAAAAATATTAATGAAACAAACCTAGCTACCTTTATTGAGTCTGGTGCAGGTAAGTTTGGTCAGCTTGAGAAACAGCTTATCAATAAAGGTATGAGTATTGGCTTCAATACTAGGGGTATGCGTGACATGGCTCTTAGTGCAGTACGTGCTGAGATTAACACAGTAAATGAGTTAGACAATTTCTCTGAGGCTGTTAAGTCAGGTAAGGCTGTGGAGCTTATACTAGAGTCTGTAAGAGAGACAGGCGAAGTTACTATGGAGACTATTGAAGCTATACTTGGTAGTGAAGTCACAGAGAGGGGCGGTGATGTTCCTAATGTAACAGGTGAAGGTGTAACAGCAGAAAACAACAGCCTATCAGATCTAGAAAATCTTCAAAGGGAAATGCAACCCACAGGACCACAACCCACAGGACCACAACCCGCTGAGCCAGCCGTTGTAAATGGACCACCTGAATCCCGCAGTGCATCAAATATAGTAAATAACATTATAGGGAGAAACTCTGGATCTCTACCAGAGTCAGCTACTGCTAAGATTACTAAGGATGAACCTGCTTCACCAGAGGTTGTTTTAATAGCTAAAAAACTTGCAGTACCTGTAGAAGACGATTCACCTGTAGTTAGTACTAATACAGATACGAGTCCTAGAGTTGCACCATTCATGAAAAGAACCATGGACCCTGTAGCAGATCTGCTGGAGAAACCTACTAAAGCACTAGCTGATAGTATTGAGGGTCCAGTACGTAAGCTTTCTTCAATTATTAAGCAGCCTGCAGAGTCAGCTAACTCTATCCTTAACAACTACATGAAGCCTTTAAAGGATGCTATTGCTAAAGGTAGAAATGGAGATTCTAAGGATGTTAGCTTAGGTGATCTATTTAGCGATTGGTTTAGCACAACATTCCCTGGCGCTAAGCTGCCATCTAATCCTCTAGAAACAGTTGACTTTATTGCAGGTACAATGAGTTCTGACTTTGAAGCTGACCCTACAGGTGATACACCTCCTACAGTACTAGATATTGTACCTAAGGACCAAGCATTTGAAATTCTTGTATATGGTGCATTAGACACTGCTATGAAGCAAGGGGTTAAGTTTCAAGATAACGACACGGCAAAGCAGTGGTTATATGACTTCCTTGAGAAAGAAGAGGACTTTCTTATTAAGACAGGTCTAGCTAATGAGGAAACAGGGGAATACCCTAATGAGAAAACTATAGATCTTATTGCAAATATCCTTAAAATTGGCTACGGGAGCTAAGAATGGCTG